TGTTCTGCCAGCAGCGCGGCGCCCATCTGCTCGTCGATTGGGAGATTGGCTGCTCGCTGATCGGCGATGCCCGCAATCGGCTCACAAAGCGCTTTCTTGCGACGCGCGAGGCCAAGGCTATGGTCTTTGTCGACGCGGATATGTCTTGGCCCACCGGTGCGCTTTTTCGCCTCGCCAGGAGCCGTAAGGACGTCGTTGGCGGCACCTATCGGCCGAAGCAGGACGAGATGCGCTTCCACATCTTCGGGCGTGTCGAAAAGATCGGCGCCTTCTATCGCGTGGGTGGCCTGCCTGGCGGTTTCATCAAGATCAGCCGGCGCGCATTCGAGGCGATGGCGCCAAGGGCGTACTTGGCCAGCGATGGAACACCGACGCGGGACTATTTCCCGATGGGCTGGCACCGCGGTCGCTACTTCGGCGAGGATTATGGCTTCTGCCGGCTCTGGCGCGAGACGGGCGGTGATGTGTGGCTCGATCCGACGATCCAACTGCGCCACCACGATGGCATGACGGTATTTGCCGGCGATCCGAAGGCCTGGCTCAAGGAGCATTGCAATGGCACTGGCGACTAAGGCCGACCTCAAGACGAAAGCGGCCTCCTGGCTGCGCCGCTCCGGCAACGCGGCCTATGTTGCCGAGGTGCCGGATTTCATCACGCTCGCCGAGGCGCGGTTGAACCGTGAGTTGGGCGCCGTGGAAACTGACGCCTCATTGACAGGCACACCGGGATCGGCCGCCCTCAACGTCTCGGCGCTGGCGATTGTCACGCCGCTGGCCTTGTTCATGACGGAGCCGGGTGGTAGCGACGAAGCCATGCTGCAACCGCAGCCGGCCGCCAACGTTGCGGCCCAGCAGGACGTCGGCCGTCCGGTCGCGTGGTTCGTGAACAGCTCGGCCGCGCTGGGCCTGAATTGCCCCTGTGACGTGGCCTATGGCTTCCGCCTCCGCTTTCTGGAGCGGTTCGCGCTCAGCGCCGATGGCGACACCAACTGGCTGCTGACGAACCATCCCGACCTCTACCTCGCCGCCACCCTGATGTGGGGCGCCGGCTACCTCGAAAGCTGGGAGAATGGCGCGGTGTGGAAGGGGCTGCTGTCCGAGGGGCTGGCCGAGGTCAAGCGCCAGCTCGCTGACCGCAAGCGCGGCACCCTGCGCGTCGATAGCGGGCTGCTTGCGATGGGCGGCGGGCTGCGCTGATGCTGCCCATCGGCTTTTACCGGCCCGATCTGGCGGAATCCAATTCCGGCCTGTCGCTGACGATCAGGAACGCCATCCTGTTCCGCGATGAGGCGGGCGTGGCCTACGGCCCGCATCCGAGCCTCAGGGTGCTGTCTTCGGCCACGGCATTGCCGGGACCGCCGCGCGGCGCGCTGTCCCTGGTGACGCGCGATGGCAGCTATCAGAATTATGCCGGGACCGAGGACAAGCTTTACAAGGTCGCCGCCGATGGAAGCTGGACCGAGATCGGATCGGGCTATGCCGTGCCGGGCGGCGACAACTGGTCGATGGCGCAATTCGGTGACTACGTTTATTTCACCAATCGTACCGATGGCCTGATGCGCTATTCCATCGAAAGCGGCGGCACGGTCGATGCGGTGGCGGGGGCGCCTGCCGCGCGCGTGATCTTCCTGCTGTTCAACACGCTGGCCGCCCTCGATTGCGACGGCAACAACCGGCTGATGAAAACCTCGAAGATCAACGATCCCACGGTGTGGTCGGGCGATGCCTCGTGCACCTATCAGGAATTCCCCGAGGGCGAGGAACTGATCGGTGGCGGCGAGCTGGGGCAGACATTGGCCGTGGTGCTGCAACGCAACGCCGTGCGGGTGCTGATGAGGACCGCCGACCGGTCGATCTTCACGACTTCGCTCTTGTCCTCGGGCGTCGGTGCGCAGGGAACGGAAGGCGTCACCCGCTTCAAGGGCTGGTGCTATTTCATGGACACCGATGGGCCGCAGCGCACCAATGGCAGCGTGATCGAGCCGATCGGGCGCAACAAGATCGCCAAGACCATGACGGCGGCACTGCCGGCCAGAGGCGCCAACACGGTGCAGACGACGAGCGATCCGGCAACCAACCGCATCCTCTATCGGTATCGGTCGCTGACCGTCACCGATGAGAACGTGTTTCAGGACATTCTCGCCTACGACATCGACACTGGCGAATGGGTGCCGATCAGTATGGCGACGAGCTGGCTGATCGCCATGGCGTCGCCGGGCTACACGCTCGAGGAGCTGGACGCCTTCGGCACGCTCGACACGCTGCCCTATTCGCTGGATGACCGCTATTGGAAGGGCGGGGAACCGCAACTGGCCGGCTTCAATGGCGCGTATAAGTTCGGGTTCATGTCGGGCACGCCGCTCGCCGCCACGCTCGAAACCGGCACGCGCATGGAAGGCGGGGCGGTGCGCATAACGGGCGCGGTGCCGCTGACCGATGCCCCGGCGCCGACCGTGCAGCTCGGGGTCAAGCGCGCGCTGCGTGACACGCTGGCCTGGGGCGCGGCAGTCAATGTCGATGCCGATGGCTTCGCGCCGGTCGATGAGGCCGGCCAGTGGTACTCGCTGCGCTTCTCGGTGCCAGCAGGGCAGGAATGGAGTTTCATGCGCGGCTTCGAGGCCATCGAAATGCACCGGCAGGGCAGGCGATGAGCCTCTACAGCTATCAGTTCGGCCGTGAGGCCCCGATTGCCGCGCAGCTCGACGGCACCTCACCCATCGAACTTGCCAGCGGCGGCAACAATGGCGCCACCGTCCTCGCGCTGCGGCTGGCGGAGGTGGCCGGGGCCACGCCCACCGTCACGCTCGACATCTACGACGGCGTGGTGGTGGTGGCGGAGATCGCACACCTGAAGGCTTTCACCGCCAAGGAGATGTGGGAGGCAATCAGGCTGGACGGCGTGCCTGTCCATCTGCTTCCCGGGCAGACGCTCCGGGCGACGGCAAGTGCCGCCAACCAGGTGCACGTCACCGGCGTCGTCATCGAGGTCATCTGATGTTTCGACAGGTCGGGCGTGAGGACATTCTGGCGGGTTGGCCCGCCTATGGCGCGGCCCTGCTGCCGGCCATGCGCCAATCGGCGGACAAGGGGGCCGATGATGTGCTGCAGCGGCTGATGGCCGGCTCGGCGGCCATGATCGAGGTGGTGTCCCGTGATGTGCAGGGGCTCGTCATCCTCGACCTGACCGATGAGGGAGGCGAGGTCGCCTGCTGGGTGTCATACATCGCGGGGCAGGTGGACCTGCCGCCCAAGGCGTGGCTCAGGGCCATGCGCCAGATGATGGCCGAACTGGAGCGGCTGGCGCGCCGTGCCGGCTGCCGCTTCATGCGCATCGGCGGGCGCGACTACCGCCGCATTTTTCCCGACTACGCGCCGTTCGATCCCGAGGCGCCGAACCGCTTGCAGAAGGTATTGCTCGATGGGTGATGTGAAGACGAACACGACGACGAGCGGGCCTGCCTCTCCAAAGGTCACCGAGACGCTGAACAAGCTCTTGGGTGGCGTGGGCGAGGTCTACGACGCCGGCCCCAAGGTCTTCGATGAAAGCCTCTATACCGCCCCGTCCGGCACCACCACGAACGCCTGGGCGATGGCCAAGGATGCGGCAACCAATCCAGCCTTTGCGGGCGGCATCGGGGGCGCCATCGACAGCTACTCGAAGGTCGCCCGCGGCGACTATCTCGACAACCAGGATCCATTGTTCCAGCAGGCACTCGACCGCGCCACCAACAAGACGGCGGCCGACATCAACGCGTCGATGGGCGCCAATGGCCGCTACGGCAGCGATGTGCATGTCGATGCCATGACCGATGCCATCGGCGGCATGCGCACCAATGCCGAACTCGACAATCTGCGCTACGAGCAGCAGCGCCAGGGGGAGGCCGCCAACATGCTGCCGCAGCTTTTCGGCGCCGCGCAGTTGCCGTCGTCCGTGTTCGGCCAGGTCGGCGCGGCGCAGGATGCGGATGCCGCGGCACAGCAACAGGGCGCCTACGACCTGTTCACGCGCCAGAACGAAGCCAAGGCCGATCAGTTGGCGAAGCTGAGCGCGATCCTGAGCGGCACTGCGGGCGCGGGTGGTACGACGCAATCCACGGTAATGCCCTGGTGGCAGGCGGCAATCGGCCTTGGAACAACCGCAGCGGGGGTGCTTGGACGATGATGCTCTGTTCCTTCCCCGGATGCGATAACCCCGCAAGCCCAAAAGCCGCTCGGGGCCTATGCAACAGTCACTACTGGCAGTT